TTGGTCTCTCTATGGATTTAATCTGAAGGCGGAGGATCTTTTTAGAGTATATGGACCGGTTTCCAATTCTCTTGGGACCTCTAGTAAATTTGGATATTTCTTATCGGCCAACACACCTATAAACTATACCGTCGTTCTTAGTGATAACACCTCGATGAATAGCGGAACTTCATTTCCGAATCCTCAATATTCCAAATTCGTTTTATCTGTTAACGGGAATGACCAGAACAAGAAAATCATGGAGTTTGCAAAGATTGAATACACAACTCCATCTTTTACAGCAGGTAATCCTATGTTTTATTGGGATCAGGGTGCAACTGCTGATAGAGGTAATTATGGATTAAGATTCCGTAATTATGACAGAACAAAATTTACCTTACCAAATTCCGCATTAAGATTCGAATCCACAGCATCAACCTTTGCTATGAATTCTGTCGGGTTTAACCTCTATATGAACACTGCTCAGTTGTTTACTGTTAATGTTCTGAATAACATATATTTTAATTTTAATAACGGGACAGCCTTATTTTCCACTAAAAATATTGGGTATAGCGCGGGTCAATTCAATATTTCGACAAGCTTTAATTTATATTCAGAAGCAACCGATTCAACACCTCCACTGCATCTAATATCTGCCTCACCGACGACTGGAAATCTAAGATACTTATACAATTCAACACCAAATAGGAGTGCTTTTCTTTTTAGAGTTATACAGGGTTCAGGTATATTATTTGCTGTTTATGGTGATGGCTATGTCTATATGGATAAGAAGGTAAATTCTTTGCAACCTCCTCAGACTATAACACAAACTGTTTCGGGTACATACATCAGTACAAATATAAACTGGACAACTCTGGTACCTTCTATTGCTATGAATACCGCAGCCGGGAATTATTTTTATTGCAATAATGGATCTGATTTCGTTGTGCAAAAATCTCCATCCGCATCATCAGGTGAGAGAGGAATCTGTATATGGACTCCTGCAACAGGTGGTGCTGTCGGATTTAACGGAGGATGGCTAAATTTGGTTGAAGATCAGGAAGCAATAACATTCAGGGTTCACAGCAGCAGTCCTGGATCAACCGCTGATTGCTTTAGATACATCGGGTTGAATACATCACAATCACCAAATACTTTGCCAAACCCATTTAGTGCATTTATCAATGAATCGATAGCAACATTACCAGCTGGTGAATATGCATCAACTGCTGAGTTTACTGTGGTAAACGTGAAAGGTGCTACTGGTAGCACTGGAGGTACCAAAAGATGGTATAAAGTATTTTATTCTGCTTGGGGTGGTAATCTAACCAATACCTGCTGTGGAGTTTTAGCAACATGTAATTCAACGTCTTAATATGCATTTTAACAGTAAATATATTTTCCAGGGTGATTCTCAGAAAGAGATATCAAATAAGATTAATTATAATTTTGATCAGATAGTATCTTTCGCCGTGGGTCCTGATGGACATTTAGGTCCCAGAGGAGGAACTGGATTATATGGACCTGCTGGATATAAAGGTGCATCAGGGGCAACCGGAACTAGAGCTTCTAAAATATTCAAACAACCAACCCAGCCAATACCAGCAGAAAGCCAACAATATGATGTGTGGGTGGACAACTCCTCCGGTGAAGGTGATGTTAAAGTGTTAGGAGCGACTGGTACTTGGAGCTATTCAGGATATTCTTTCTTTACTTCATCATACTTTGCAACTTTCTCTGGAATACAAGGCCCAGCAGGATCGACTGATAAGTACGTGGTGGGAATAAAGGACGTGGCGAATTCCCCTGATATTAGTCTAGTTCTGAGCGACGGTGATCCTGTACCTTCATATTCAAATCCAAATAAATCTAAACTTCTTGTTGCCACACAGGATCAGATAACTACTCCGATAATGAGCTTTGCTAAGTCGGGAGCAGTTTCACAGGGTACTCCGTCATTTTATTGGGATTCTGTTGGTTCTAATAGGGATCTGAACTATAAATCAACAGGGGATCTTGATATAACTTCCCAATTAGGACTTACCGTGGATTCTTCGCTTGCAAGAACACTTCTATTTGGAAACAACTTTAATTTAACTGCATCAAGCTTTACTGTTGGTGGATCTGGCGATTTTCAATTAGCTTCAAATACGACTGTAGGTAGTGGAGGGGTATTTAATATTAAATCTTCGAATTTACTTCTTTCATCTTCATATCTTACACATATTGATCCGACTACGATATACGCTTCAACGGGAGGATATGTCTTAAATGACGTTCCTAATTCTGCCGGTCTTAATTCAGGGATAACTGTAGCAACTACAGCATCAGCAAACGAAACTTTTTCAATAAACGATTTAACTGGTAACCCTATCTTATCTGGTAAGCCATATGGTACTATCGACACTGGAAAGCACTCTGAAACGATATTTGGATCTACTGGAGGTGCTACTGGAGGTACTGCTGGTCCTTTTTCATACCATGTTAGAAAGGCACCACAGGTTATAAAGAGCACGATAACTGTTAATTCGGTTGCACTTTATCCATCAACCGCTGCGGGGACAACAACACTTAATAATGTATTCGATCTAAGTCAAACATCACTTTGGGATTCTAATGTCATAGTAGTTACTCCGACATTATATACAGCGGGATCTCAGGGCGGAGTTTATTTAAGAGTGCCGGCTTCATATTTGAATACTTTGGATCCTGTATACAGCACAGGGAAAACAAACATCTATCGCATTTTATTAAATAACTTAGATTCGGTACTTTATGCAAGATACATTCAGGGATTAGTTTTTAGTTACACTAATTACGGGTCAGGTGGTTTAACATCAACCTCAGTATTAAGTTATGTTGATTTTCCGACTGTCTCGGGAATAACTAGACTTTGCCAATATATCGATTTGCATTGGCTTGGTGCTGCAAACACAACCAATCTTAACCCAAGACTTTTTTATAAGGCTTGCAATGGTGTAGGTGGATACGTTGAATTGACAAATCTAAATAGTATAGGATCAAGCCAGCCTATTACGTCAGGAACTTCTCCAGCAACATCGGGAGGTGAATATGATACTGGCGGTGGATATGATGAGCCTTTCGATCCTATTCCTGGATCATCTTGTCCAACACCAGATATGCTTATATTCTTGGGAGAAGATAGATGGATTCCTGCCGGTGAAGTTGAAATTGGCACAGAGGTTTATACCATGCACGAACACACTAATGAATGGGGTTATTATACCGTATCTCATGTGGAAAGAGCGATACAACCAGTTATATCTGCTGTGATCGGTGGTAAGGAAATACGTGCTTCTGAATCTCACAGATTCTTAACAACCGACGGTGAATATATTGCACTAGCTGAACTTGCTGAAGGTTCCGTACTTAAAACAGTAGACGGTACGGTAATTCTGGAATCCAAGGAAGATATAGGAAACATGGAGGTCGTTAAGATAGAGGTATGCAATGCACATACTTACGTTCTTGAAGGCGTATTATCTCACAATATTAAAGTCTACATAGGATTATAAAATTTACCAATATAAAAAAAATAGATAAATATGATACAACTAACAAAAAAAGAACAAGAGGGTATGCTTAACCTATCTAAGGAATTCGTAAGCATTCACCAAGAGATCTTGCAGGTTGAAAGAACTATCAAGGAAATGGAGGATCGATCATCCGAACTAATAGGACAATTAGAGAGATGTAGAGAGGATGAAGGGGATTTCATTTCTGGATTAGAAAAAAAATACGGACAGGGCTCGTTAGACCCTATTAATCTAACATGGCAAAAAGAAACTATAAAAGATGAAATACATCAATAAAGAAAATTTAAACAAAGCAGCTGGATTACTAAATAACCGGTTTTTCTTGTTAGCAGTGATCGTGATTTTAATTATGCTTACTCTAAAACAATGTGGAGCAGCAGATCACGCCAAAGCAGAGGCTCTAAGAGAGCATAACAATTACCTTGCTTCATTGGACTCTGTTAGGGTTATTAAAAATGATCTTGGTGAGCTAATCGTTGAAAAATCTGCTTATCAGTTAAAGGTATCAGAATTAAGCAAAGAACAGAAGGATTTGATTAAAAGACTAGATTTAAACTCTAACGGAAGAGGAAATACACCTAGAACAGTAATTCAAACAGTTTCTGAATATAGAGATAGTATAGTAAATATAGCTTCGGAGGTTGTTAAGGATCCTAATGGATCTGAAGCAATCGCATTCTTGCATGAACCACAATTACCAGGAAAAAATAAATTGAAAATAGCAGGTAAAGTTCCCTATGATCTTAGACTTTCTAAAGATCCAAGAGACACTACCAAATATATCGCATCTGTTATCCCAGGTGGAACTTCTTTAACTATAGAACAAAATATTGACATAGTGACTGCATTATATCAGGATCCTAAATCTAAAAGAATAATGACAAGAGTAAGTACAACATATCCCAACTTAACTTTTAGTGATGTTAATTCTTTTGATATAACGGATAACCCTGAAACTAGAAAAGCTTTAAAAGCTGCTAGAAAGGAATTTGGACTTGGTGTTAATTTAGGATATGGATTACTTGGCTCATCCACAAGTTTAACAACAGGATTTTACATTGGTGTCGGTGTTCACTACTCACCAAAATTTTTACAATTTGGAAAATAAAATATAAAAATGGCATTTACTACTACATCTAAGTTTGTCCAGATTACTCCATATTTATTGATGGAGTATATGTACGCTGACGAACCCACACCAGAAACACACTTTGTTAATAACGGTGGGGTTACTGTTGGATATGATAAATTAATAAATGGATTTAGAAGTAATAATGTCCAAGTATTTAATAAGGATTCCAATTACGATACAACACATAACACCACGGAAAACAACGTGGTTAGAATCGGAGAGAGCTCGTTCGTAACACTCGATTCAAATCTAATTGTACCATTCAACGACTATTCGGATGAATTAACCAACACGGTGGATTTACCGATCGTTTTTCCTTCCAATCTATTGGTTGTTTATGATACCGTAAGATATCACATAAGAGCTGGATATAATCTAAACAACATAGATGGTATCATCTTGACTGTTGAGTACCAGGATCAAAATCTAGAATATGTTACAGGTTCACAGATACTTATTAAGAAAGGAACTGAGCAGGAATATTTCTTAAATCCAAATCCTGTAACTATCGGTTCCAATATCTATGATAAATATTTCGAGATAAAGTTGCCGAATCTGAAGGATATGAATGACAAGTATCTTGCAGCTTCTCCAGCATTTCAGCCTGATACCTTGGCATCGTTGATAAGCTCGAGTGGGGATGGGTTCATTTACGGAGCTCCAATAAGGGTAACAGCTTGGCAAGTACAAAATACTGTCGATTATAATGGATATCCAAGATATGACTGTGCTAGAATAGCAACATTATCTTTAGAGCAGGAGGATCCATTTTCCAATATTGGTGCAACCATAAAGGAATCGGAGAGGGGTCAATTCTTTGAATACTATGCAACCGATAACGAGGGATTCATAGAGGATTTTATACTATTCCAGAATTCAATAGGAAACGGGTATTACATAAGTCATCAAATAGAGGTACTTGAACAAATAGGGGCTGCACTTATACAGACATCGGGATTTCAGTCAATCCAGACAACAGCATACGATCTGCCTAATTACTATCGACCTATAGTTAAAAATGCTGCTGTTGCTGCAAGTTTTACTTTGAGATATACGATGTCGCTAATCAATAGCGTTGACCAAAGCAGAGTTATCAGGATATCATCATATAGTTCAGTAAATCCTGCACAATGGGGTACCAGTATAACTCCAATTAAATTAAGTACATTCCCGCAGGTACAGAAAATTTATAATAGGGTTTATTCTCAAGCATCAATAACAGTTGGCGGAGGAAATACAAATCAGCCTAAGGAGATAGTTAAATACACTAACGTCTTCATTAACCAAAATTACGTTACCTCAACCGTAAATAATCTGACATTCACTGACAATACACTGAAGATAAATTCAGGAGCAGAACAAACAACAGCATTCGGAACTGGTAAAATGACAATTTCGATTTCTCCTTTTGATAATTATTACAAATTTAAATTTATTAAAAGCGGACCTTCTTCGGATCCTGTTGCTATCGACTTAAGTGCTTCCGGGAAATTCAATATATCTTTTGTTGATCCGGTTGGTAATAAAATACAGGTTCCTGCTTTGGAAGATAAAAATTTAGCAAATCCTTCTGCCGGAGAACTTGCATTTAAAATTGATGAATCTATATCAACTAAGGTGCTTCAATTAAACGATAGAAGATTCTTCATCACTAATGGAACCTCTATAAACACAGCACAGGACGGTGTTGCTACAAAGCAGGTAGTTTCTGTTGATTCCGGCGTCACTAGTAATGTCATCGAGAAAAGAATAGAATCTGTAATAGCGAATAGAAGAAATGAAGCTGCGGCGATAAATGGAGCCAATAACTACATAAACTTACCTGCATCTAATATACTTACTCCGGTTAATAATGCTAATTCTGTTATGTACTGGGGTTATTGGAAAAAGGAGGGTGAGGCTGATTTCGTTACCGGACCTACTGCAGCACCTGCACCTGTAATAACATCAGGAAGCGGAACTGGTATGGTTGGCGCAATTGAAGCTAGTCCGAGTCCGATTATTAAAAATATACTGCCTTTAAGCTCAACTTCTGGAATTTTCACAATAGGAGCAGCAACTTCAAATACATACGAGACTTTGACCGGAAGCGCTCTTATCGCAGCTTTAAGCGCTGAGATCGCCGGTTACAACGCTACTGGGTGGAAAGATCAAACGATAATTAATTATTTCCTAACTCCAGGTAAAGCTGGTTACATTAAATATCCAGGACTAACCAAAGCAGAATTTACTAAAGCTGCAACCGGTATTTTAGCACCTGCATCTTTAACCAATCTGAATAAAAGGAACAAAGGCGGAGGAGGTGGATGTCCTACTCCAGAGATGAGAATCTTATTGGCCGACGGTAATAGCATAAAAGCTGGGGATATAAAGGTTGGTACTAAATTATGCACGGTCCACGAGAAAACAGGAGAATGGGGTCACTATAAAGTTTCTTACGCTGGAAGAATGATACAACCAATACTTTCTGTTAAAATAGGGGGCACTTCAGTCAAGGTGTCAGAATCTCATAAATTCTTAACAGAGAATAATGGTTACGTTACGATATCAGATCTTAATATAGGATCCGTTATTAGAACAGTTAATGGATTATCTAAACTGGAAAGTAAAAATAGAATCGGCGAAGGTGAAGTCGTTAAAATAGAGGTCGAAGAGGCACACACTTATGTAATGGAAGGAATAATTTCTCATAACATTAAAGCTGCTACGGAGGTTCTATAAAATATAAAATAAAGTATGTTACTTAATCCAAAATCTAGCAGTTTTTACTTTGTCTTCCCTAAGGGATTTTTTCCCGCTAAGGTTGTGGATAAGTATTTACCATATTTAAAAAAGCAACCTATCCCATTTGATACTGTATCTGCCTATATGAACAGTACTATCAGATCTGTTGGGTTTCCGTCGATGACGATCGATTCGGTTGAGCAAGTAAGACCGTTGGGGAAAAAGATCAACTATAAAAGTGGAACACCTGTTCAAGAGCTTTTTAGCAAGGACTTTGCTATTCAATTTAAATTGGTTGACGGCTTTATAAATTATTTTATAATGCTTGATACTATTTTGCACTTTTTGGACTTTGAAAACCCCAATTTGTTCATACAGGATTTACCGCTTAGAGTAATGGATAATGAGGGAAATATAGTGACATCAGTTTCTTTCCAGGGGGTAACATTAACATCTTTTTCCGAGATAGAATTAGCATACACATCCAATGCACCACAAACTGTTTCATTTAATGTTGGATTTAAATGCAACTACATAGATATAGTTTTGGAAGCTAAATAAGATATATAAGTTAAATAAAACAATAACATGAAAACATTTACAAATTTAAAACAATTAAACGAGATGAAGTACGGTCAAGCACTTTATAGTGAAAAAGACCATATGAAAAACCTTTTGGTTGCTGCATCAGGAAACGATCAAAGAGTACTAAACGATATTGTAAATTGTTTGACTGACGATCAAATGAAAAAGTGCTACGAGAAACTATCTAAAGTTTATGGTTATACTGGTAGCGTGGGTCAAAAAATAACAGGATAATTCTAACCCCCTAAATCTATTTACATGAATTTAGTTGGAATAGACTTCTCTATAAACTCACCAGCTTTTTGCTGCTTTAGGAACGGTAAATACACTTGGGGATCTGTTACAAGATCCGATAGATCTGCCGATTCTCTATTAAAAAATACTAAAAAACCCTACTTTATTTTGGAACAAGATGATAATTTTGTTCTACAGTTTGTTGATAAGGGAAATTTACCCGATGACTATTCGGGAAGGGAGAGAGCTAAAATAGGCTACTTCCTTGAAATAGTTAACGCTCTTTGGAACTCTATAATAGATGTGATGGGACACGAACCATTTCAAGTTGCCATGGAAGGATTAAGTTTCTCTTCCAATGGTAATGCTCTTATAGACATCTCGATGGCAACCGGACTACTGAGAGAAAGAATAATCTCGGAGGTCGGAGTGGATTCTTTCCATGTATTTTCTCCAACCACTATCAAAAAATATGCGGTGAAGGGGAATGCAAAGAAAGATGAATTGTACCATGCTCTTTATAATTTCAAAGAGGATGAAACAAATTTGAATGATTTTGGTAAAATACTAGAAGCAAACAAAGAAGAGTGGATAACCCCAAGTAAAGTGGTTAACAAACCGATCGATGATATTGTGGATGCAACTTGGATTAATTTATATTTAAAAAAGGAATTAAAAGAAATTTATGGAATTAAAGGAAATTTTGAAACAACACTTACAGCAAGCCTCTGACATTTTAAATGACTTCATCAACAACGACCAGTATCTAAGCTCGGTAGAGGAGGCAGCTCAAACAATTATCACATCATTACAGAACGGCAATAAAATAATCTCCGCGGGGAACGGTGGATCTATGTGTGATGCTATGCACTTTGCTGAGGAGCTTAGTGGGAGATACAGAAACGATAGAAAAGGCTTAGCGGCAGTTTCTATATCTGATCCATCACATATTACATGTGTGGGCAACGATTACGGATTCAAATACATTTTTTCAAGATATCTCGAAGCTCTAGGAAATCCTGGAGACGTTTTCTTTGGTATTAGCACATCTGGTAATTCTGAGAACATCATCTGTGGATGTCTGGAGGCTAGGAGAAGAAACATGAAGGTTGTTATACTTACATCCGATCGTGAAGGTGATTTACAAGTCGATTACGAAGACTTAGTGGACGTTTTCATAAAAACCCCTTCTAACAAATACGCTGACCGTATACAGGAACTACATATCAAAATAATACATTCCCTGATTGATATGATAGAGCAAAAATTGGGAATATAAAATAAATTTAAAGAAACAAAAAGTAAACAAAAAGTAAAATTAAAAACAAAAACAAAAACATGAGTAATTTAGACATCTTCAATTTGGACGCAGAGGCGTTCGTAACGAAAACCGCTCAACAAGGTGGCGGAAAAGACCTTGAGTTCTACAAGCCTTATCCAGAGGACGGAAAAGACGGAGTTTACAAATCTTTAATCAGATTCGTACCTAACCCAGTTGATCCGGCTAAATCTAAAGTTCACAAATACTATGTGTACTTAAACGATCCAGTATCTGGTGATGGATTCTCTGTAGATTGTCCTTCAACTGTTGGAAAGAAATCGATTCTAAAGGATCTTTTCTGGAAACTTAAAAATTCTCACTCTGCTGCAGACCAAGAATTAGCTAAGAAATTTTCTAGAAAAGAGGATTTTTATTCTTTGATCCAAATTGTACAGGACAAAAACAAACCGGAATTAGAAGGTAAGGTCATGATCTTTAAATTTGGTAAGAAGCTAAATGACATGATCGAGGCTCAATTGCAACCTGAATATGGTGATCCTTGCAACCCTTACGATCTTTTCGAAGGACGTGAATTTGCAGTAAGCGTTAGAAAAGTTGGTGAGTGGAACAACTACGATCTTTGTTCTTTCGTTGGTGAGAAAACACCAATCCGAGTTAACGGGGTTGGCATGAAGAAAAATCAGGATGATATGAAAACTGTTCTTGATTATTTAAATGAAGGTCCTAAGAACTTAACCAGCTTTGATTACAAAGACTGGGATGATGATGTAACTGATAAAGTTATGACTGTTATCAAGAACACTGTTCCTGAGCAAAGAGTGATTAATGAGATCATGGGTGGAGTATCCACTGCTAAATCTACACCTGCTCCAGCTGCTAAGCAGACTTCTACCTCTGATTTATACAGCGAGGTTAGTCAAACTAAAGTTTCTGGTCACGTAGAAAAGCCTGAAGCTCCTGCACAATCAGCAAGCAGCTCTTCGTCTTCTCTGGAGGACTTATATAGCGATCTTTAATAGACACAATTTAAACGGGGTAGTTCCTTAGAAGAACTGCCCCTTTTTATTACCATGCAGCCAGAAAAAATAGAGGATACCCTAAGATTAATTCTTTCCCGAGAATTTAAGGACAGCCCAGCTAAGCAAATAATATACAAAGCTGGTACTCGATTAAATTTCTCCTGTCCTTATTGTGGGGATTCCCATGATGCTAAGAAGAAGAGAGGCAATTTTTATCTGGACACTTTGGGTTATAAGTGCTACAATGGTGGATGCGGAATATACAAGGATCTGATATCATTCTTTAAAGACTTCTCCGTTTACTCAAGATTAACAGGTGAGGAGAGGGAAGAGATTCGCAGCATACTTGACGAGGGAAAAACCAAGAGAAGAAGTGCATATGGTAAAATTGATATCGGATACTTTTTTGAGAATGACATAAGCGATGTTCTGATAGATAGATCCAATTTTATGGAGAAGCTAAAATTACAGGAAGTATGGGGTTCTCCGATACAAAGGTACATTAGTAGAAGGAGCCAGAAGTTGGATAAGAAGTTTGCCTGGGATAATAAGAAGGAAAGATTATTTCTATTCAATCTTACACCAGATGACAAGATAATAGGACTTCAGGTGAGAAACATGAACTCAGCGAAGGGGTCTCCGAAATACTTTACATATAAACTTAGTGGAATATACGAAAAGCTTTTGTATGTTACGGATAAGGAATTTCTAGAGAAAGCAAGAGCGGTAGATCCTATTTCCCATGTTTTTGGGATAGGCACATTGGATTTTTCATCGGATATAACCGTATTCGAGGGTCCTATGGATTCTTGGTTTTGGACCAATTCGATTGGATTATGTTCTCTTGAGAATAAATTTCCATTCGAAGTTGATAATGTTAGATACTGGTACGATTGGGATAAATCAGGGATAGAAAAAACAATGGATTTATTAAGCAGAGGTCAAACTGTTTTTAATTGGGGTAAATTCTTAGAAGAGAATTCCATATCTAAAAATAGAAAATGGGATTTGAACGACCTGGTCGTTCATCTAAGAACCACTGGAAAAAAGATTAAAAGATTGGATAATTACTTTACTAACGATGTTCTCGACCTTAGATATTTTATTAACGAATAGAGAAAAGATGGGATCTGATTTAACAGAAGAATGGGAATTTGAATTAGCTAGACAAGAAAAACCTAAGCTAAAATTCCCTCTGAAGGTTATCGAAGCGGATCTGGATAAGGTGGAGTTAGGATTTATTGATCCTGTTATAAAAGAACCAAAAAAGAAGAAGGAAGATAAGAGATCTCAGGAGGCTAAGGTCATAGATCTTTCCAAGAAAAAAAATCCGAACAAAAAGGATAAATCAAAATTATTTTAGATGTCAACAGAAAAAACAGATTTTAATAAGATATTCGAGAATGAAAGATTCGAATGGAGGGAGAAAGTCCAGGCATTAGCAATTCAGATGAAGGACATTAAAACCCTAGCGAAAGCTCAGGTTGATTTATTTAGTCAACGTCAGGTTCTTTTGGAATACAGCTATAAGTTAGCTTCGATTATATCTAAGCTCAGTGCAAGATACAGAGCGGATAAATCAAAAAAACTTAAGGACTACTCTGAGAATAATGACGTTAGATACGGATCAAATGAAAAAACAGTTCTCATAGAAGGGGATCTTACCGAGATCACTGAGAAAATAGAATTAGTCGAGGGGCATAGAAAATTCATAGACCAAACCATACAGACGATCGACCATATGCTTTATGGAGTGAAGAGTAGGATAGCACTGGAGGATTATTTAAGAGGATCCACAGTAAAATAATATATAATTGCATGTTAAAATTCCAAGTTTCCGAAGACCAACAATGGATGATTTTAATCGAGTCACTTGATGAGGTGGAGAAAAAACAAATAGACATCTCATTAACTAAAAAGATCCATAATTTTTATTTCCATCCTCTTGTTAAAAAGAAGATCTGGGACGGAAGTATATGCTTCATAGAAAAGAAGGGCGGATTTTGGAAAGTCCCAATTGGATTGTGGAGAGAGCTTTTACAGATTGGTGAGGAGTATAAGATAGAGATAGAGATCAACGGAATAGAAAATATAATACTGAAGGATCCAACTCTGGAGGAATTTACTGAGTGGGTCGATGAGTTTTTCAAAGATGGTATTGGAGGAGATATAAATAAAAAACCTAGAGATTATCAGATAGAGACCGCATGGAAGCTGATCAAATACAGATACTCGGTTTCCGAGGTGGCAACATCTTCGGGTAAAACGTTAATCGCCTTTATGATATTTTCATATCTTAAATCTAAAGGTTTAATTAAGAAGTTTCTGATGATCGTTCCTAGTACTAACTTGGTCTTTCAGGGAAGCGAAGATTTCGAAGATTATGGACTAGATAGAATAGGAACTAAGATTCAACAAATCGGAGGAGGAAGCAAATTAAGAGAGGGATGTGATCTTATTATAGGAACATTTCAATCATTGGTGAAACAGGATGATGAATTCTTTGCTGATGTCGATGCGGTCTTTGTAGATGAGGCACATCACACAAATAGCATGTCCATAAAAAAGATCGTTGCACACTGCATGCATTCTAAATGGAGATTTGGTCTAACCGGTACATTAACAAAAAGAGGCACTGCGGACTATTTAACAATTCAGCAATTTCTGGGTCCTCTTGTTGTAGAGATTCCACCAAGCTTCCTTTTTGATAATAACTATGCAACACCCGTTTCTATTAAGGTGGTTGTCATGGATTGGCTCGAACCGGAATACAAAGAAAAACTTGCGGAGCTTAAGTCCAACAATAGCAAAGGAGGTGACAATAAGATAGAGGGTAACGAATTTTATAATATAGAGAGAAAGCTTGTTATCGAAAGCAAGAAGAGGCTTAATTATGTTGTTGACTTCATCAATAAAACATCAAAGAATTCACTGGTTCTATTTCAATCTGTTAAGGATGAGTACGGTAAGCAAATATGGAACTCGCTCAGAGAAAAGAGCTCTGATAGGGAAGTATTTTACGTTGACGGTGACACCGACGAGGGATTAAGGGAGGAATACAAAACAAGAATGTCTACCGGAACAAACAAGATCCTGATAGCAACATATGGTACATTCGCCACCGGTATTTCGATCAACAACCTGCACAATATTTTCCTTGTCGAATCATATAAAAGTGAGGTGTTAATCAAACAAAGTCTTGGTAGAGGGATGCGTAAGATGGACGGAAAGGAAAAGGTTAATGTGATAGATTTCGTGGATGACTTTAGTACCAAGGGATATCAAAACTACCTAATAAAGCATAGTGAGGCAAGAATACAGATCTACAGAAAGGAATGCTTCGATTACAAGATATTTAATGTTAAACTTTAATTTAGTTAGGGATATATAGAAAAATATGTTTTTATTATGAGTATTAAATCCTTTAACGATTTTATTGGCGAAAATTTGACAGAGAGCGAAGTATATGGTGCCGAAGGTAAAACCAAATTCAGCAGATGGCTTAGAAATGTAAATAGCCGTATTAAGGATGATATGGGGGATAGCTATTATTCCAAATACTATGATGATCATAATGATCCGAATAAATCTATGAACCGAGTGGCTAGTATAATACCGGGAGCCGTGAGATTAATTACCGGTGCAGCTGCAGCCTTATCCGATTTCTTTTTCAAAGGGGATAATAAAGAGGATTTTGCTAAACTTTCTAAGGAGGATTTAAAATCTAAAAAGAAAGAGGTTGTTGATAAATGGGACAATGATAACATAGCTTCAAAGGAGGTCACTGAGGCAGATGCTGAGAAATTTTATAAATCGGGTGTTCTGAGAGGTAAAAAATATTTTGGTAAAGAGTATGATCCAGCTAATCCTAAGAACAAGGAAGAAGAGATGTACACAGATTATGTTAATGATGTAATGGAGAGATACCATAAAAAAATCAAAAAGAATGCATAATAGTAGGATTTTAAATTTTTCCGGATTTGCTATATTATTAGAAGGTGGTGCTGCTATTAAAACCTCAAGAAGGATCAGAGAGGACGAATTTCCAAAAACCCTCGATAATATAAAGCAGGTTCTTTTTCCTATGCTTTCCATTGATCCAACAAAGGCCAATGAGCAGTATATTATAATAGGAAGCATCGGCAAGAAGAAGAATCCTGAAGACACGTCGGGAGATCTTGATTTGGGATATGATAGCTCATGGTTTGCTAGAGAACACAACATAACGGTTAAAGAGGTCTCAGCTTTCACATACAGTCTTCTATCCGAAAAATTAGCGGATGCTCTTGGGTTCCAACCCGAAATAGCATTTTTAAAAGGATTAAATATAGTTAGCATCGGATGGCCGGTTGAAGGCGATGTTACTAAAGGAATAGTTCAGCTAGATCTTATTCCAATCTCAAGCATGGAGTGGGCAGAATTTATTTATTATTCACCCAATTATAAAATAGGTGAAAGTAAGTACAAATCAGCACATAGAAACTGGTTATTAGCTGCCATACTAGCCGCAAGAAGGGAAGTTATAGATAACGATGAGAATGGAGAAATAATGGATTATAACTCGCCCGTATTGATTCTTAGTGATGGTCTATTCTGGCACACTAAGTCATATAGAGGTAAATTAAAATCAAGACTAAAAAATCCAAAGAAAATTGAAGGAAGCGAAAGGTTTGTTACCAGAGATCCTCAGGAATTTATAGATTTTGCTTTGGGTAAGGGATATACACCGAATGACGTTAAGACATTGGAAGCTTTGTTAAATATCATAAAATCCCCAGATTTTGAACTAAGTCAGAATCTGCAGGAAATTAAGGATAAGTTTATAGAATATCTAACTAGAGCTAATCTAGAGATACCCACCGAAATAAATCAGATATCTTAAGTATAACAGTAAAGAATTTAAATATGTCAGGAATAAGTCACTTATATGATATTTACAACAAGAAGGGTAAAGATTTTATTAACAATCTCTTTAACTCCTATGTGACCGTTAATGAAAAGATGGATGGATCCGCTTTTGTGTTTGACAGGGATTTGGAAACTGGCAGATTTAATTTTTATAAAAGAGATCAGAGAAATCCTATCACTCTGGTTGATAGAACACTCATGAAGTATTATGAGATTCCTATCCAATACATCGAATCATTACCTCCTCATATAATAAAGGATATTCCGAGAGGTTGGAAATTTGGACTTGAATATTTTGCAAATATAAAACCTGTTGAGATTGCGTATGATAGATTACCTAAGAATAATCTGATTCTTTCATACGTCCACACTAAGAGCGAAAATGGTAAGCCATCAGCCACCATACAGGACAAGGAAAAACTTGATACATGGGCAGATTTATTGGGAGTTGAAAGACCACCGATAGTTTTTCAAGGTTATCTAAACGAAGAACAGAAGGATAAAATACTGGACTTTCTAAGAACACCATTTGAAGAGCTTGTTAGTGAATATAAAACCAGAAGTTTTGTTCGCTATATTATCGGTGTGCTTAATCCGGAGGCTCAAGCTAGTGCTTTAAACAACGATCTAGATAAGCCTATCGAGGGTATAGTTTTTAGATTTGGTGAAGAAGATGGTGAATCTGAACCGATACTTTCAAAGATGGTTGATCCAGTATTCACGGAAATGGCTAAGGAGAAATCGAAGAAAAAGATAGAAGAAAAGCCTAGCGATTTCTTGGGTATAACCATATTGGATGTAATGAACTTTATATTAGAAAGAGGTGTTGATAGCTTCGGAGTCAGTGGAAACACCGATGACGAGAGATACATCTCATTCATATCTGATGTTTTTGCCAAATTCCTTGAAGAATACGGCTACAAATACAAGGGAGCGGATTTTCAGGAGCCTGATTATTTAAAGAAGGATGAGTTTAGATTAAATAAACCACTCATAAAGGATAAAAGAGTATTAAGCTATCTTGAATCTGATGATTCTTACGAGTCTTTATTTAAACTAATTCTAAATTCATTTAGGAAGATAAAGAAAAGAGCAGGTGGTATTATCACTGCCGGTATAATCGACCAATTCAATTTATTGGTTGGTGACATCCAAAGGGTGGTATCAGCTAAGAGCACTCCAAAAATACAGGAATCGCAAGTTCCTTCATTCCTTGATTTTAAGAAAAATAATCTATCTGCGAAAACCGTGGATTATACAACCTCAGAGAACGAGGAATCCGACAAGAACGAGGAAGAATACGACCACTTCTATTCATATAACGAATTCATCTCAGCTTTAGAGACTCTGGACACACAAGAAAAACCAAAGGAGATCATAACGGAGACCGATGAGAAAAAGGAGGAACCTAAAGAAAAAGAATTGCAGGACGTAAATCTTTTAATTGGTAGATTCCAACCATTCCACAACGGACATATGAATATGGTAAAGAAAATGGCAGAGGAGAACGAGTTACCTAGTATTATTGCTGTTGTACATCCCGGACATAATAAATCTGGTAAAACTCCATTCAGCGAGGATCTTGTTTCTAAATACATGGAAACAGTTGTTAAGGAGAATGCTGGTAAGATACTTGGATATTTTATTATCAATAGAGGTCTTCTTGGAGTCATTTACGGGAAGGCTAAAGAACTTGGATATTTGGTTAAGGCCATTGCAGCTGGTGATGATAGAATAGATGACTATAAAAAACAAGCGGAATACCTTAAGAAAGCTGGTGGAGATTTTCCTGAAGACATCGAGTTAATACAGACCCCAAGATCCAGCAGTGGAACTGAGGTTAGAGAAAAGATAGATAATGAGGATTTCGTGGGATTCAAAAAATTGGTTCCCCATGCGGTTGCTACTTTCTACGATCAGCTAGTTTCATCTCAAAAAGGTAGGGAACTTAAAGAATCCGAGGAAGTTAATTTTCTAAATGAATATGGTGACGAAAAAACCAGAGAAGAAATAGAGAGAGAATTAGCAAATAAAGAAATAAAAAATAACGAACAATAAAAATGACAAAGATAGTAACATCGTTTGATCAGTTTATCAGCAATCTGAGCGAATCGGATGGATTTGGAACATCACCATTTCTATTAGAAAAGTCTGGTGATGTATATCACTATTTCTTTAATCTAGATCAAGAAAGCAGCGATGATCAAATTGGATTCCATCTAATTGTTGGAAAATATTCCGACAATGAGGTTATCGAGGGACCAAAAAATTCATATTGTGTGCTAACACTGAATCAGATTGCACCCGAGGTTATTGATGACATCGCGGTAGAGAAAGAAGAGATTCCACAAACAAACAAAGAGAAATTCAAAATGGGAGGAAATGAGATATCCAGACTCATGGAATCTGTATTTAAGTGTGTTAATAGCTACCTTGAAGCAAACTCAAAAGTTATCAGAATCTATGACGAGATGCAGGACAATTTAGAATTTGAAGGTAAGGGAGAATATATGGAATATATGAAATCCATAGCCATATCCCAGCTTGGAGGCAATTGGGCAATCCAGCAAGGTGCCACTCAAAAGTCTATTATTATTAGTAGATAACGAAACAAATTAGTAAACCCGATATATAAATAACAAATAAAAACAAATTAAAATGGAAAAATTCGAACAAATTAAAGCTCTTATCGAGCAGACCCAAGGAGACGCTGAAAAGTTTTTTAGCAAAGGGAATGGAACAGCTGGTACTAGAGTTAGACAAGCTATGCAAGAATTGAAAAAACTTGCTCAAGATCTTAGAATCGAAGTACAGGAAGCTAAAAACAACAAAGCTTAATTTTTAACCCTTTAAAACAATTTACATGGCCTATTATCTTGTAAAAGTTAATTTTGAATCTGGTGAAGTTAATAAAGCTGGAGATCCAATCTACAAGAAATCTGAATTTCTTGTTGCTGGTGAATCAGTAATCGAATGTGAGAAAAAAGTTGCCGAGTATATGGACGGCACAGTTGGAGGCTTCGAAACTTTTCAGATTTCTAAAACAAAAATAGAATCTGTCATTTATGACAAAGAAAAGTACGAAGACATCATCTAATCCTGCTGACACCAGCTCATATGTTCCACCTCAATCTCCAATTGCTATACAGCCGGGAGATACGGGATTCACTACTGTCGGCAAAGCCTATAATAGATTTATCTGGACATTCAGTGACTGGCACAAACAGAAAAAGAAGATTATAAATCCCAACACAAATTGGGATCTAAATTCGAAACCCATGACTGATAAAGAATGGGAGACTAAGAAAAAGGACTTATATTTATAAGTCCTTTTTTTTGTGATATATAGTTCATGGGGAATATTAAAAGATTTGCAGAATTTATTTTTGAAGGTTTATCAGACTTGACAAAAAGTGCACTGGATAGCGTCGTTCTAGAAGATCCACCTGGATCAAATAAGGGGGACAAAGTCGAGGCTATGCAAAGATCAGTTGGTATTTCTCCCGGAGATCCTTGGTGTGCAGCTTTTGTTTATAGCATCTTCAAGAATGCAAATCTTGATCCTGCTATAATGAAGAGAATACCCAAATCCGGTGGTGTAAATAAAATGTGGCAAAGTGCTACTAATGTCAAGAAAATAACAAAGGAGGAAGCTTTAAAAAACCCGGATCTCATACTCCCAGGAATGATTTTTTTCTATTTAACCAAGAACGATAAGGGTCAATATCCAGGAACCGGACACACGGGCATGGTAATAAAAGTTGACAAAAACAATAAAACGATCACATCAATCGAAGGTAATACTAATCCATTCGATGGTGCCAGAGAGGGGTTTGGCTCGTTTGTGATTACTAGAAAAATGGAGGATCCAAGTATATCTAAAGATCCTAAATTACACCCCTCCAAAATGCTTGGCTTTATAGACTTCCTTGACGGGTACAGAAATCCGAAAGATCCCGAATATTCAAAATTTATTAAAAGCCTTGGTAAGATAGAATTAGCATACAGAAACCAAACAATAAAGGAAATTTGGAAAATCCAAAAATTTCCGGGCATATTGGATCAATATGCATTAAATTACGAAAATAGAGATAAATAAAACAAACGTAATATGCCAGCAGTAAGTACAGCACAACAAGCACTAATGGGACAAGCGTATGCAGTTAAGATTGGAGAACTAAAGCCCTCCGAACTTAATCCCAAATACAGAAAAAGAATTTTAGCACTTGCGGATAGCATGACTAAAAAAGAACTTGATGCATTTGCATCAACAAAACATAAGGGATTACCACATCATATCGACGAGGAAGTTACTGGTGAGCTTGCAGTTAGCTTGGAACCAGTCGGATCCGATGAAATGCCAAGTTTCCAACCCAAGGGACCAGGTAAAATAATTCCATTCTTAGATCCCGATTCGAAACAGAAAATTAAGGGTAAGAAAAATCTCCAGAATCTGAAAGATTATAGGGACTGGATAGCTAACAAATAAAAAGTCATATAGCTAACTAATGGCTCAATTCCCATCCAACCCCCGAATAGGACAAGCTTTTCTTGCAGACTCTAATCTTTATGTTTGGAGTGGCTACCAGTGGATCGTTGCACAGGTGGGGAATAGCTCAGCAGGTACATCGGGAACTAGTGGTGTTGATGGTAATTTCTACGGTTCCTCAGGATCTAGTGGAACGAGAGGATCCAGCGGAACATCGGGAACACCCGGAACACCTGGTGGTGACGGTGAACCAGGATCAGCAGGAACATCAGGAATCAATGGGTCCAGCGGAACATCAGGATCAACAGGAACACCAGGATCTTCTGGATCTTCTGGATCAGCAGGAACATCGGGATCAACAGGAACGCCGGGATCTTCAGGATCTGCTGGAACTTCGGGAGCAATAGGATCTCCAGGGTCTCCTGGATCTGCTGGAACATCAGGAACACCTGGTTCTGCTGGAACATCTGGTTCTAATGGTTCCTCCGGGGTCAGTGGTGTCAATGGGGTTGATGGTTCTACAGGAACTAGTGGAACTAGTGGAAGCTCCGGTGTAACCGGATCTGCTGGAACTTCAGGCTCCTCAGGATCTGCTGGAACTTCGGGAGCAATAGGATCTCCAGGGTCTCCTGGTTCTGCTGGAACATCAGGAACCCCTGGTTCTGCTGGAACATCTGGTTCTAATGGTTCTTCCGGAGTCAGTGGGGTCAACGGTGTTGATGGATCTGCTGGAACTAGTGGAAGCTCCGGTGTAACCGGATCTGCTGGAACTTCGGGATCTGCTGGAACATCAGGATCTGCTGGAACATCAGGAGCAATAGGATCTCCTGGATCTCCTGGATCCTCCGGAACATCAGGATCCACGGGAACATCTGGTTCTTCCGGAGTCAGTGGGGTCAACGGTGTTGATGGATCTGCTGGAACTAGTGGAAGCTCCGGTGTAACCGGTTCTGCTGGAACATCGGGTTCTGCTGGAACATCAGGATCTGCTGGAACATCAGGATCTGCTGGAACATCAGGATCTGCGGGAAGTACAGGATCAAGCGGATCAAGCGGATCTTCGGGTCAAAGCGGATCTTCCGGAACATCAGGATCGAATGGATCTTCCGGAACATCAGGATCAACTGGAACCTCTGGATCTTCTGGTGTCAGCGGTGTCAATGGTGTTGATGGATCTGCAGGAACATCTGGAGCTAATGGATCTTCGGGAACATCAGGATCGAATGGATCTTCGGGAACATCAGGATCGAACGGATCTTCGGGAACATCAGGATCATCAGGCTCTTCCGGAGCATCGGGAGGATATCTTAGCATAACCCAGCTATTAGATAATATTCCGGCTACTACGAGATCAGGTTCTACTATAGTAACTGAATGGACAACTTCATATACGTCTGTTGCTGGTAGTACATTAATGTTTAACCTTAGCTTTTCTGCATATGTTCCTTCGAGTTTAGGCGCAAAACAATTTGATCTAGTTATAGACAGTGTAACTGTTGCATCAACAACATTTTTCTTTAACTCAGTAAATGTTCATGCCACAATACCTTGCTTATTTAACGTAGAGAATCTATCAGCCGGTTCTCATAATATTCAAATAAGAATACCTTCTGGTGTTACTGTAGATGCACAAGACTATGCTCACCTAACAGTTATAGAAACTATGGGTACCGGAGTACCTGGATCTTCCGGAACAAGCGGTATATCGGGATCTTCAGGATCTAGTGGAACCTCTGGCTCTTCAGGTTCATCTGGCTCTTCTGGAACAAGAGGATCTTCCGGATCAAGCGGAACATCGGGTTCAACCGGGACAAGTGGAACTTCCGGATCGACTGGAACTTCCGGAACATCAGGATCCTCTGGTGTCAGCGGGGTCAATGGTGTTGATGGATCTGCGGGAACTTCCGGTGTCAATGGTTCGTCCGGAACATCCGGATCTAGTGGGATTTCTGGATCTAGTGGGGCATCGGGAACATCAGGATCTAGTGGAACATCAGGATCTAGTGGAACATCAGGATCTAGTGGAAGCTCTGGATCTAGTGGAAGCTCGGGAACTAGTGGTTCAGCGGGAACTTCAGGAACAAGTGGAACATCGGGATCTTCTGGAACGAGCGGAACATCAGGTTCATCCGGTGTCAGTGGGGTGAATGGAGTTGATGGATCATCAGGAACAGCTGGATCAACAGGGACTAGTGGAACCTCGGGATCTTCTGGATCAGCGGGGACTAGTGGAACTTCCGGATCTGCTGGAACAAGTGGAACATCAGGTTCTTCCGGAAGTTCTGGATCTAGTGGATCCAGTGGAACAAGAGGATCTGCAGGAACATCAGGATCTTCTGGAACGAGTGGAACATCAGGTTCAAGTGGAACAAGTGGAACATCAGGATCAACCGGAACAAGTGGAACATCGGGTTCTTCTGGAAGTTCCGGATCTAGTGGGTCTAGTGGAACAAGAGGATCTTCTGGGTCTGCTGGAACATCGGGATCTTCTGGAACAAGTGGAACATCAGGATCAACCGGAACTAGTGGAACATCGGGTTCTTCAGGATCTAGTGGGTCTAGTGGAACAAGGGGATCTTCTGGAACATCAGGTTCAACGGGAACAAGTGGAACATCAGGTTCATCCGGTGTCAGTGGTGTGAATGGAGTTGACGGTAACAACGGAGCTAATGGATCAAGTGGAACTTCAGGCACCAGTGGTTCAAGTGGAATTTCTGGCTCTAGTGGTTCAAGTGGTGTTTCTGCTACAATATTTAACAATGCTGACGATCGGGTAATTACCGGTAGTAGCACCTCCGGACAGCTAAACGGGGAAAGCGGATTTACATTCAACGGAACTACAGCATATATTAACGGTGCCCTTGGGGTTGGTACATCAACACCAACAACTACAGGTTTAATTAGGGCCACCAATGACATCGTGGCATATTATTCTTCCGATGAAAGGCTAAAGGAGAACAAGGAGATAATACAGGATCCTCTGTATAAATTATCTAGCATATCTGGATATGAGTTTGACTGGATACCTAAGAAGGGAATACACGAAAACGAGGGAAGGGATATAGGGGTAATCGCCCAGGAGATAGAGAGAATTTTTCCGCAGCTTGTTCAGACCAGAGATAATGGCTATAAGGCGGTAAAATATGAAAAACTTGTACCCGTCTTAATAGAAGCTATAAAGGCATTAAAATCTGAGGTTGATATTCTTAGGATGGAGAACGCTGATATTAGAAATAAAATAAGTAAACTTTAATATATAGGTCATGGAGAATTTGTTGAATTTTAAAGATTACGAGCCAGCTGAAGAATATAAATCAGAATCTAGGAGATCTCTGAATCTTGATAGTGTTAGAGGGTCTAAGGAATACAAAAGAATCATTAAGCTCGGATTCGAGGAGGAGACTTCACACCAGCAGGAGATCAATAACACCATGAAATTCATCAGAACTAAGCAGAAGCAGAAGGAGAAGGGTCACGATGATGTTTTTTATACCATCCACCCGACCGGAACAGTTCGCAGATACAACCCTATAAAGTCAGAAGAGATTCCACAAGGTAGCGGTAATGACATCAAAAAGTTTATAGAACCTTTTGAAAAACCAAAGGACTATATCAAAGGTCTAAACTATCTTTGGCAATATCTTAAAAGAAAAGAAGCTAATAAGGATTTTAGATAATATAAAAGATATGGATAACGATTGCGGTTGCGGAACGCCGGACATTTCAGATTACAGGGAAAGAAATCATTCTAAAGAGGTGAGTCAAATTCTAAACAAATGGATTTTGGATAACCTAGGACGCAAACTTCTTATACAGGAACCAATTTATGATATATACAAAGATATCATAGGATACATAACTAAAAATACAGAGGGAAACGTAATTCGAATTTTCTCCAATAATATAAAACAAATAATAGATTAATATGTTCTACCCAAAACTCGAAAATAGATGCTTGATTTGCATGAATGATGAGGAAAGAGAGATAGAAGAAGCCATTGCAAACTGTGAGGATTCCGAAGTTCTTGAAGCTCTAACTGAATGGTTAAATGAAAAAGAATACTGTGTGGAAAAAAGACAGCTGGAAAAATATCTAGCAGACAAAGGCATAGTTCAAAAACTAGACGAGGATGGAATGGGAGGTGCACCTGCACCAGCCGCTGGTTTGGCTACTCTTGGAGATGTTGGAGGTATGGGAAATCCATCAGCACCTAGTAACGGGGGAACAAACTCAGGATTTTATGATGCCACTAGATCAGGATCTGGAGATAAATTCCCATCGTTAAATGTTGGAACACCAGCAGCTAGAAAGAAATCAAAAAATTCTAAAACCCTACTTTCATATTTGGCTTTTGTTAAGGGCAACAAGAAAAAGTAAATCCGGATAACACAACACATTATAAGACAAGCCTGCTAACTAGCAGGCTTTTTTTATTGACATTTTGTCGGATTAATTTTCACTGAGTGGACAATTTGTCCATTTTATCCATTCGGAGCATAGTTTGCAATAGTTATTATAAAAAAAATTATAACTATGTACACAACAAAATTTAGATCGTTATTTCCTTCGATCTTAGAAACAAATGATTTATCTGATCTTTCACTAGACAAACTATTCGAATCAATCTCAGACAGAAGTACCGGAGGTTCTTATAGAACCGAAAAAACCGAATCAGGATGGCTATTAAAATTAGCTCTCCCTGGGGTTTCTAAAAATGAGGTGGAGATTAGCACCGACGAAAACAAACTCGTTATCGAGGTGGATTCTGAGAATGGATGGATTAAAAAATCTAAAAAAACATTCAGTATCCCGCAGTCAGCGGATATCGAATCCATATTTGCAGAGATGAAAGATGGAATATTATCAGTAACTCTGTCTACAAAGAAGGAACAAAAAATAAAAACTGTAAAAATAAATTAAAGAAATGGCAAAAGTAATTGGAATTGACTTAGGAACAACTAACTCATGCGTCTCCGTTATCGAGGGGACTTCTCCTGTTGTGATCGTTAACCAGGAGGGAAAAAGAACAACACCTAGTGTGGTTTCATTCAAAGATGGTGAGATCAAAATAGGTGATCCAGCAAAAAGACAAGCGGTGACCAATCCTAGAAACACTGTTTATTCGGTGAAAAGATTTATAGGATCTAATTTTGACGAGATCAAGAAGGAAGCTAAGAAAATGGCTTATATAGTGAAAGCTGGTGATGATAAGAAAAAGGTTATCGTCGAAACTTCGGATAGAGAGTACATCCCACAGGAAATCTCTGCGATGGTTCTTCAGAATCTGAGAAAAACTGCGGAG